GACAACGCAATTTACCCACATTGGAACATGCAAGAAGGCAAAGAAGCTGTCGTACGTTTCTTGCCTGATGGTAATCCCAACAACACATTCTTCTGGGTAGAACGTGCGATGATCAAATTGCCATTCGCTGGCATCAAGGGTGAAACAGACAGCAGAGCAGTGCAGGTACAGGTTCCATGTGTGGAAATGTACAACGACGGCACAGCATGTCCGATCCTATCAGAAGTGCGTGGTTGGTTCAAAGACAAATCACTAGAGGAAATGGGTCGTAAGTATTGGAAAAAGCGTTCATACATTTTCCAAGGCTTTGTGGTCGAAGATCCGCTCAAGGAAGATAAACTTCCAGACAATCCTATCCGTAGATTTATCATCGGTCCTCAGATCTACGCTATCATCCGTTCAGCGTTGATGGATCCAGAATTGGATGAGTTGCCAACAGACTACTTGAAAGGTCTGGATTTCCGTATTGCTAAGACATCAAAAGGTGGCTTCGCTGACTACTCTACTTCAAAGTGGAGCCGACGTGAGCGTTCACTAACAGAGGTTGAGTCAGCAGCAGTTGAAGCACATGGTCTTTTTGATCTCAGCGGATTCTTACCAAAGAAACCTACTGATGTAGAACTCAAAGTCATGAAAGAAATGTTTGAAGCTTCTGTAGATGGCGAAGCCTATGATATGGAACGTTGGGGTCAGTATTTCAAACCAGCAGGCATGAGCCAAGCTACTGGTGATCCTAATAGACCAGCAGCCGTTGCTGCTCCTGTAGCAGATGCAGATGACGAACCAGCTCCTGTAGCCAAAGCTGAAGCTCCAAAGGCCGAAGCTAGTGCAGAAGGTGCTAGTCGTGCGCAAGACATCCTTGCCATGATTCGCAATCGTCAGAAACAATAAGACTAAACATAGAGTGTGGGGCAACTCACACTCTATTTCTCAACAGGGCAAAATAATATGGCAAAAGCATTTGATATTTCTAAATTTAGAAAGTCAATTACTAAATCTATCGATGGTTTAAGTATTGGCTTTAACGACCCAACAGATTGGGTCAGTACAAACAACTACGCATTAAACTATCTTATCAGCGGATACTTCGATCGAGGCATTCCGTTAGGTAAGGTTACTGTGTTTGCAGGCGAAAGTGGCGCCGGTAAAAGTTTTATCTGTTCAGGTAATCTTGTAGCAAACGCACAGAAAGCCGGCATTTATCCTATCTTAATTGATACAGAAAATGCGCTTGACGAAAAATGGTTACATGCACTTGGAGTTGATACAAGCCCAGATAAGTTGTTAAAACTTAACATGGCAATGATTGACGATGTTGCAAAGACCATTACAGAGTTTATCGCAGAATACAAAACAATGGATGAGGCAGATCGTCCAAAAATATTGTTTGTTATCGATTCATTAGGCATGTTGTTAACTCCTACTGATGTTAATCAATTCCAAGCAGGTGACATGAAAGGTGATATGGGTCGTAAGCCTAAAGCATTAACAGCACTTGTTCGTAATTGTGTTAATATGTTTGGCGCTTATAATATCGGTATGGTATGTACTAACCATACATATGCAAGTCAAGACATGTTTGACCCAGATGACAAGATCTCCGGCGGTCAGGGCTTTATCTATGCAAGTTCTATTGTAGTTGCTATGCGTAAATTAAAATTAAAACTTGATGCAGACGGCAACAAGACGACAACTGTACAAGGTATTCGTGCAGCCTGTAAGATTATGAAAACTCGTTATGCAAAGCCGTTTGAGAGTGTACAGGTTGAGATTCCTTATGAAACAGGTATGAGTCCATATAGCGGATTAGTCGATCTGTTCGAAGCTAAAGGGTTGCTCAAGAAAGAAGGTAATAGCCTTGTTTACACTACTAAGGACGGTGAAATCATCAAACAATTTCGCAAGGCTTGGGAACGCAACGAGAAAACCGGCCTTGACATTGCAATGGCTGACATTTCAAAATACGGAGAAATTTCCACTTCTGAGATAACTACTACAGTTAACTCAGATTTGGAGACCAGTGAATGAGAGACGATCTAATTGCAGATATTTGGACACTAGTAGTTGAGCATATTCCAGAGAAACATCGTAAAGATGTAGCAGCTGACTTTGTTAATACATTGTTAGACTATGGTATTAAAGAGACTGTATTAGAAAGTCTCCAAGGTGTAGATGCTTATCTGGATCAAGCGATTGAATATGCTTGTGACGGAGAAGAACTAAGTGACCACGAAGACGACAACGAAGATTACGAGGATTAAATGAATTGGTACGATCGGGTTAGTAAAGACATTAGTAATATTCCCGATGCTGCGGCTTATTATGAAGCTGAATTAATTTCAGCAAAACAAGATGTCCGCATAGCGGGAAACATCGAGAAGGCAAGTTCGCAAATGCCTGGCATCGTGGAAGAACGCTTTAATCAACTTCAAGAAATTGAAGGTATCCTTGAGTACTTAAACATTGAACTTCGTAGACTTCGCAGTCAACACTTTCGTAAATATCTTGAAAGTTATCAACGAGCTTTATCTTCTAGGGACTGTGAAAAGTTTGTAGAAGGTGAAGCTGACGTTGTAGACTTTGAGAAAATTATCAACGACTTTGCCCTGTTACGTAATAAGTGGCTAGGTATTATTAAAGCACTCGATCAGAAACAATGGCATCTAAGTAACATTGTTAAACTACGAGTATCAGGATTAGAGGATGCGTCATTATGAAAATAGGTATTTTAGGTTTAGGATATGTAGGATCAGCAGTAGCATGGACACATCGACATCACGAAGTTGTTGCTCGCGATCCGAAACTAGGGGAGAAATCTGCTTCCTTAGAAGAAATTAAAACGTGTGATGCAGTTTATGTTTGTGTCCCAACGCCGATGTTAGAAGATGGCCATTGCGATGATAGTTTTGTAAAATCTGTACTAGCAGAATTAGCAGACTACAATAAAATTATTATTTGTAAAAGTACAGTGCCTCCCGGAGTATATGCATATCTTGAATCAAAATATCCCAACATTGTACACGCACCTGAATTCTTAACCGCAGCAAATGCTACCGCTGATTATGAATCAGCAACCTGGGTATTAGTTGGTGGAAAATCTGAAAATGTTGAAAAAGCAATAGAAATAATTTCTACAAGTACTATTGCTGCCACACATTATCATAAGACTAATATTACTACAGCTTCGATGTTTAAATATTTGGCCAACTCGTTTATGGCTACAAAAGTAACATTTATGAATCAGTTCTACCAACTGGCACAGCATTTTGATGTTAGTTGGACTGATATAAAAGAAATAGCAAAAAATGATCCTAGACTAGGAAATACTCATTGGGATGTTCCTGGCCCCGACGGAAAGTTTGGATACGGTGGCGCATGTTTTCCAAAAGATGTTGCAGCTATTTGCGAACAAGCTATTGATGTTGGTATGAGTTTAGAATTATTAGAACGTGTCGAAACAATTAATAAAAACATTAGAAAATCATGATGGATCATTTTTATACCAACATTGACGGATTTATGAATCAACGTAATACAGTATTCTTAGATTCTGCATTAGAAAAATTTCCCGTTAACGGTGTTTGGGTAGAGTTAGGGTCGTGGACTGGTCGATCTGTTGCTTACTGTGTAGTTGAATTACTTAACAGAAATAAACTAGGAAAATTTTATGCTGTTGATACATGGGATGGCGGAATTGAACTAAAAGATCACGGAACTACTAAAAATCTTAAACAGGTATTTCACGAAAATGTTTCACCTATTCTTGACAAAATTGAAACTATTCAAACGTTAAGTTGGGATGCAGCTAAACAGTTTGAAGATAACTCAGTTGATTTTTGTTATGTAGATGCCGGGCATACATATGAATGTGTCATACAAGATTTAAATGCTTGGTGGCCTAAAATTAAATCTGGCTCTTTGTTTGGCGGAGATGATTATACAAAATCTCATCCTGGAGTACAACAAGCTGTGTGGGAATTCTTTGGATCAAAGAATATCAAAGTTACACGTAGCGGAAGGTGCTGGTTTGTTATCAAGCCTTAATTAAGTCAACACTACTAATTCAAATCTAATACTGTACAGTTCCCCACCGGTCTTTCTTTTTTCCTGAATAATGATCAGCATACTTGCCAAAAGTACGTTTCACCGGATTCCAATCCATGAAATTTAATTCATTTATCTCAATAGCATTATCATAAAACAGTTTGTTTAATAGTCCCTGTCCTTGCAA